TCGCAAAAGGATTAGATGCTGCAGGAGATATACCTGCTAAACCTGGTTTTTTCCAGAGAATGTCTCAGGGAATTGCTGATAATAAGTTTGTTAAATCAGCACGATCAAAAGTAGATGAAGGAATAGGCATTGCAAGCAAGGGATTAAAGGATGCAACAAACTTTGTTAGAAATTTTAATTTTGAAGACTTTGCATCAAAACTTCCTAAACTTGATATCAAACTTCCTAGACTCGGTATCATTGATGGGTTAAAATCTCTACCAGAAAAAGCAGCAAAAAGATATCAACAGATTGCTGAGGGTGCTGCCAATGTATACAAGAATGCGAGGTCGATGTTGGGCGGTGTCATGGATTCCGTTGGTAGTGGAATTGCTAAACTTGGTGAAGCAGGAAAAAATATATTTCTAAAACAGGTTTATGAAAGGTTTAAACCATTCTTTGATGGTATCTACGATGTTATCAAACCCATAGGAAAGAGATTTAAAGAACTGTTGTTCAAGATCCCAGGAATGGAAAAGGCAGGTAAAGTCTTGAGTGAAATGGGTATCGATAGTGTCCCTGCTCTTTTCAAAGCAGGATCAGGAAAGATCGGAGAAAGAGCAAAGAGTTTTTTACCTTTAATTGGTAGTATTGCAAACTTCTTATTTGCATATCAACGTCTGTCACAGGGCGATACTATTGGTGCTTTAGTTGAAGGTGCTTCGGGTGCAATCCAGTTCTCAGGAGAATTAGCAACAATAACAGGTGTAGGTGCAGGACCAGGTGTAGCATTGACTATGGCATCATATGGCGGTGATGCTTATATGTTCCTTCGTGACTTCATCCCCCAAATACAAGAGGGAGAGGAGGCAGCAGTCAACGCTTTGGGTCTAGGTCCAATTAAGAAATTTATTGACGAAGCATATGCTAAAGTATTGCCTGGTTTAGGCACTATTATGAAGGCGATGTCAGGTGATTTGGAAGGTGCGAAGAAAATGCACGCAGAAAAGTTTGAGAATGGAACGGTGATGAGTCATGGTACTGCACTTGAAGCAAGGGAAGAAAGATTATCAGAGAAGAATGCAGAGAATGCAGATAGAAACCTTGATGTAAATGAAAAAGGTGAGATAAAAGAAACAGTAACCGTTAAAAATATCAGCGGAATGAGTTTAATGGAAATGTTAAACTCTGGAGATCGTAATCTAATATCTAATGCTCTGTTCCAAATGAGAACACAGGCAAGATCTGCTGATGAATCGTTTAGTGATTTTGATGGTAACCCTGCATATGAAAAAGATATCGATATCATTTTAAATAATCCTAACGGATATAGTATTACAAATGGTCGTCCTACAGTCGTCAAGAAGGGTGAAGAGATTGAAGGAGACTTAGACTTTGCAAAAGGTGGTCTAGTCCCTGGAGTTTTCTCTGCAGTAAAAGAAAAAGCATCTGATATTCTTGCTAGTACTGACCTGTCACAAAAGATTTCTATTGCCAAAGACATGGCAGAGCAATACTTCGTTCCACTAGTGATTAATCAGTTAACACCTATGCCTATGGCAGTGCCAATAAATAGTGGAGGCACCAAGAATTCTAAAGTATCTTCATCTATCACTAGACGCTTATAATGGCAAAAGCAGCAGTACAAAAAGGTAGTAAGATTAATGTTTACAAGGTAGTAAGCATTAAAGAACCTGATGCAAGGATGAAGAAGGTAGATCCTAATGATTATGAAACAGCAAAGGGTCTTAATAAAACTACAGTAGCAATCAATAACTTAGGTGCTACCCTCAATGGCATGAATGCCATGGTTAGTGATCTTAAGCAGGTATCATTAGATCGTCTTGAAGCAGCGAATAAAGATAAACCTAAAATGGATCCCAAGTATGGGACAACGAAGAAGGGTGGTGGTATACTAGGTGCGATTGCAAAAGGATTTCTAAAGACTGGTGGTAGTTTCCTTGGTGGTTTGTTAAAACTACTAGGTGGGATGTTCAAATTATTCGTAGTCCTTCCCATCCTAAAATGGTTATCCAAGGAAGAGAACCAACAAAAAGTTGCAGGTGCCCTAGAGGTAATGGCAAAGTTTGGTAAGTTCATTTGGGAGTGGGCAAAGTTTGGAATCACGAATACGATAGATGGACTATATAAATTACTTGCGGATGATTCATCATGGATGGATCGTATTGTTGGATTTGGACAGGCGTTCCTAGGATTTGCTTCTATCTTCATTGGCATGAAGGGGATAGCATGGTTACTAAATCCAATCAAAGTCGTAAAGGGTATTAACGCAGCAATTAAAGCATTAATTAAGTTCGCATCTAAGAGAGGGTTACCAAATTTGAATCCGTTTAGTAAGAGAAAGAGACTTGGAAAGGCAGCAGGTGGAATAGTTACAGGTGCATCAATAACAATGGCACCTATGGTAATGATGCCACAAATGGCAAAAGGTGGGTGGATCAGTGGACCTATGTCAGGTTATCCTGTGTCACTGGACGGTGGCAAGTCAACTTCATTCATTGGTCATGGTACAGAGTATGTCTCACGGAAGGCAGGTGGACAAGCATTTGTCACCCCGTATGATACTCCTGCAACCCGTAAGAATCCTGGTCTGACTGCTATGAGAAAAGCAGAGGCAAAGAGAAAAGGTTTTGCTGAGGGTGGAGAAGTAAAAGAATCGTTGAATCTAACTGAAGATCAGTTCAGAAATCTTGCATTTGGTGTAAGTGGTGAAGCACAACGGGGCACTGATGATGAGTATGGTGTTGCAGCAGCAATCTTGAATAGAGTTGCAGATCCTAGGTATCCTAATAGTATCATGCAAGTTCTTTCTGCTCCCAATCAGTTTGAAGCATACCATAAGGGTATGATGAGATATGATGAACGCTTACAAGACAAACTCTCATCTCAAAAGGGACAAGAAGGAATCATTGCTGCACTGAGAGAACTCAAGGGTAGAACTGACTTTAAGGGAACTGCCATGTACAAATACATGGGTGCAGATGATATTAAGTTCTCTAGAAGAGGAAACTTCTATCATTATCCAGAACAGAAAGCAAAATCAGATCCCCCTCCTGATACCATTCCAACTCATTACCTAAGATTCATTCAGAATCAAGAGGCATCAGAAGATCAGCAAAGAGTGGAAGGTAACAATCAGGAACGAGGAGGTGTGATGGGCAAACTAAGTTCAGCACTCTCTGGTGTTACTAACATGCTTAGTAACATTTTCTTAGGAGGTCCTGCTGCAGCAGCAGAAAATCCAGGTGTCGTAGATCCTCCTCCAAAAAAATTAGAATCAGCAGCAAATACTAAAGAAGGTGCGAATGCTGATGCAGGTGTTGAATCTGGTAGTTTAGGAGAGAAAGTATTCCCACTTCCTAAAGGTAGATTCCAAGCAACAGCAAGACAGGTGTTTGGTGCACCAAGAGGGGGAAGAAGTCATGCAGGTGTAGACTTAACTGAAGCACCTCCTTGGGGATCAGATCCAAAGATTCCTGTTGTTGCTGCTATTGCAGGATCAGTGTTACAGGAAAGATATAAAGCAGGTCAAACATACTACTCAGGTATGATGATCAGAGGTCAAGATGGTCATGACCAACGATACTTGCACATGGAACCTGGTGTCAAACCTGGGCAGGAAGTCAATGCAGGTGATCAGATTGGTAGACTTTATGATGATGGAGACAACAGTCACTTACACTTTGAGGTATACAAAAACGGTAAGGGTGGACCTCTAAATCCATCTCTCATATATCCTAGTCTGTTCAAAGCAGGAACTGCAGGTGCAGGACAGATGACTAATCCTACTGCATTCAGTGGTGCTTCTGTAACAACTCCTGGACAGAACAAACCTCCTCAAGCTAGCATTCAGTCCATGGGTGACATGAGTAGAACAGAGGATACAACCTTCTCTGGTCAAGATGGTATCATCAGTCAGTTCTCTGCTGAAAAGACAAGAGCAGCAGAGTTGCAGAAGGCAACCGATGATAGAGATAAAGAAAGAGAAAACTTCAAAGCAGGAGTAGAGAATGCAGTAATGCAAGCAACGCAACAGGTTCAACAATCTAACCAACAGAGTGCTGCTGCTATTCAACAGTCACAGCAAGGTATTAAACAAGCATCTGCTGGCGGTGGTGGAGGTAAGGACGTAATCACTGGTGGTCTGCCTGGAGTTGGTAATGTGAACATCAATGGTGTTATGAAAACTACAGCATATGCATTGAACTCTAACAATAACTTTATGCGAGGTATTCTTAGATGAGCATTCTTAGGTCCAATGCAGGAGATTGTAGTATATCTCTGGTACTTGAAAGGGATGGAGAGGTAATCAAAGCAACGGATGGTGGAAAAAACTTAGTAGGTTTCCTGAGAGGTTGGGAGATCTATGAAACTATTGAGTCTGGAACTATCGAAGCAACGTTTATCTTTGAAGACTCTGCGGGTATCTCTAACATTTTCTCTGGATCTGAACTGATTAAGTTTGAGGTCAGAGGAACTGTTGCCACTAGAAAATATAATTTTAGAGGATATAATATCAGTAACAGACAAAGAACTGGTCAAACAACTGATGTCTTTATAATTCAAGCATGTTCCGATGAGTTTATTAAGAATGAAGTAACAAATGTGTTTGGTAACTCGGAAGTTGTTTTTAAAAAGAGTGGACTGGAATCATCTGAGATTGTAAAAGAAGTAGTCAAGAATACTAAGTTCTTAGGAAGTGATAAGAAAGTATTTGCAGAGGAAACTCTAAACAAACATAAGTTTATAGCACCAAACTGGAGAGTAATGGATGCGATCTATTGGATTGCACAGAGATCCGTGCGAAAGAAAAAGACGGGTGGTGGATTCCAGAACGGGTTTACATTCTTTGAGAATGCGATGGGTTATCATTTCAAGTCTATCGATGGAATGATTGAAGATATTAATGAGCAAGATGAAGAAACTAAAACCAATCCTACTACTGGTAAGGCAAGGTTATACAAGTATGTTTACTCTGCTAAAAAAGTTGATAGTGGTGCAGGTGATCAGTTTAAAATTGATAGTGTATCCTTCCCAGAAGAAAGAAACTTTTTGATGGGTTTAAGACATGGTGCTTGGTCAGGTTATAGTGTTGGATTTGATCCTGTCACAGTTAATCAATCTAGATGGGGTGGAGAGAGTTCAGATCTATCAGCAGATATGTACAAGTATAAAGTTTCTGAAGCATGGAATAGCATGTCACACTTGGGTGGTAAGAACTCAGTAAACCCTATGTCACGACTTGATGACGAGTTCATGAACCTTGTTGACAACCCTAAGAGAGTACGTTACACTATACTTCCAAACCAAATTTTCGATAAGAAATGGTATAACTATATCCCTGGTTTGGTCAAAGATTCGCAGAAAAACTATGAAGCACTCGTAGAGTTGCAAGCATATCAATGGATGCGAATGGAAACGATGAAAAACACTAGATTGCAAGTAGTCGTCCCAGGAAACCTAGATCTATATGGGGGTTACGGAATTCACGTCACATTACCCTCTACCGAAAAATCTCAGGACAAAATTAAAGTGGACAAAAGGTTTAGCGGTCGTTACATGATCGTTACAATCGCACATAAAGGCACTCCTGATAACTTTTCGTCAGAGATGTTACTGATGAAGGATGGTGTAATACCCTAAATAGTTCTGTATCAATACGGTACTAAAATGAAAACACTAGAAGAACACATCCAAAAGGACAAAGAAATCCTAGACAATCCAATGATTTCTCCTGCAGCACGCAGACATTACAGCGAAGAGTTGCACGAGTTAGAAGTATACGCTCACAATCACCGCGAAGAGATTGCAGCAGGTGATCACCATGATCCTAACTTCTTAGAATTATTTTGTGAGGTAAACCCAAGTGAACCAGAATGTCGCATGTACGACGATTGATAGGTATCTTTTAGGACTTTGGAATAACATAGCGCAAGCACAAGCGTCACCCCATGCCTACGCATCCATTTTTATGCATTGGCAGGAGATAGAGGGGGGTTTTCAGTCTCAAAATTACTACAGAACGGACGGACCCTCCAATCCGTATCGAAAAAGATTTCACAAGAAAGTTAATATATCTGATACTCAAGTACTAATCGAAAACTACGATTTAGATTGGACAAAATCTGAAGAGTGTGGTATGATGTTTACCTTTGATGGTAACGCATGGCACGGTTCTGTTGTTGGCAACTGTGTCGTCAACGGAGTTGAGATCAAATCAAAGATGTCACTCTTCGGAGACAAACTACATAGTTGTGACCAAGGTTACGTCGATGGACGTATGATCTGGGGTAGCAAAGAAACATATAAGTTTGTCAAAACCAAAAACACCTTTTAGTTTCAAAAAAGGGGCAAAAAAAATCCCGCCAAAATTTTGACTTCTAGGGTTTTTCCATAAATAATCAAAAATCTGCAGATAGATGCAAACAGTTGAAGGTATTTTAAATGAACCTACAGTAAATTTCGTTGGTAAAGACGGATTTTTCTGGTGGGTTGGTGAAGTTGAAGATAATGAAGATCCGATGGAACTCGGTCGGTGTAAAGTTCGTGTGCTTGGTTATTATACCAACGTAAGAGGAGGTACAGTTGCTGACCTACCTACTGATAACTTACCATGGGCAACAGTATTACAACACGCATGTCAAGCAGGTAACGATGGACAGGGTGAAAGTGCAGGACAACTGCAACCTGGTGCCATTGTTATGGGATTCTTCATGGATGGAGAATCTGCTCAAATGCCGATCGTTATCGGTGTTTTACGCATTCAGAAAGGAAAGAGTAAAAAACATAACTTCACCCTCACAGGTGAAAACATGGAGGATGGAAGTCCAGGTACGGTGAATCCTGCACTTAGAAGGACTGCAGATCCTAATAGTATTGACATTAATAATAAAGAAAATTCTTCTGGATCAAATGCTGTCAAACTCCCTGGAAGTGAGGTATCTCCAGAACCTGCAGGTCCAGGATCACCTAATAATGTAGGTGTACACCTCCCAGGAAGTGCAGGTAACACTCAAAAACCAAGATCTCCTAGTAAACCAATCGCTACTGCTAATGGTGTAGGTGGTCCATGGAAGTCTGTGGAATCTAAGTTAAACTATCTTATTGAAGACGTTGCAGACACTGCAGGTACACTTGTTGCAACAGAAGATGGTGACTTCATTGACATTGTATCTGGTAAAGTTGTAACTATTGAAAAACTTACAGCAAAACTACAAAACTTCCTAGGTGCTATCTTCTCTCAAATTGTCTCTGCAATTAGAGAAGCAACATCACAACTTGCTGAAAAAGTTGGTGGTGCACTGGACTTTAATAAATTAGCACCAGGGGTTCCATTTGCACAAATGGAAATTATCACACAGGCAGTGACTCAGATTTTGTCATCTCTCTGTATTTTTGATAGTCAAATCACCGACTTTATTAAAGACCCTGTTTCCGCTATTCAGAGTGGTATTGAAAGTTTACTTAGTGGTGCTATCAGCAAGGCACAAATGGTAGTGCAGGGTGTTCAAGATACTATTGATAGTATTGTTTGCTCTGTACAGAAAGTTCTTGATCAACTTAAGGGTGTTATCAACACAGTAAAATCAGCAACTAGTGCGGTTGCAGGTGTTGATGAGATCATCAGCAGTTGGGAAAAAGGAACTGGTATCTTTGAAGGTGGATCTGATATGTTCCAAAATGGACTTTCTGGTCTTGCAGGTTTACTTGCTCTGTTTGTTAAGTTTATTGGTGGTGGTTGTGATAGAAAACCTGATGGTGGTAAAGATAATCATGGATACTTCCCACTATTCGGTGTTACAAACTGTAGTGATGAAGAACTAGAAGCAATCAATAAAATTAGAGGCAGTAATAGAGGAAGTTGTAACTCAGGTGGTGGAGGATCAGGTGGTGGAGGATCAGAAGCAGCAAACGGTATTTTAGATCAAATCTTCACAAAAGCAGATCCATATTTACAAGTAGCAAAAACATTTGTTGATGGTGGATTCGATCATCATGTAGGAACCCCAGGTCGTCAGGCACACGTTGTCAAAGAACCTAGTGGAACGACTCACTCTTCTTATAATATTAATAACAATACTTTTGCAGAGTGGACTTATAAAAAACAAGTAAAATCCCAAAATCCCGATATTTCTGACGAAGAACTGGCGAAAAAAACAGAAGAATATAAAAAAGCAAACAGGGGTAATAGTAAAGATGACACAGGTAACTTAGTTGCCGATCACTCTGCATACGCAGGTAATCACACTGTAGATGTTATGGGTGATGACTGTGCTACTGTTGATGGTGATAAGGTGGTAAACGTTGAAGGTGACTATCGTTTGAAAGTTACTGGTGATTGCCACATTGAAGTTGGTGGTGGATTCTTCTTTGCTGCTGAAGGTGCACCTAAGACAGTAGATAGAAACGGTAAGAAGAAGAGTGAAAAGATTCAGAAGCACCAAATTACATTTGGATCTGATGTAGATATCAAAACTGCGGGTGCTAAGATGGAATTACAGGCAGCAGAATTTGGATTCGGTGCACCAAATATGAAGTTTACTGGATCTACTTTTGAAAACTCATATAAAGTTCAGAAAATGACTGGTAATGAGATTGTTGCTACAGGTAATAGTGTTATCAATATCTTAACTCCTGTCTTGAATCAAATGATCAATACAGAAGCATCATCTCAGGTTGCTGCACCAGGGATCTACACTATTTGTCATGGTAATATTACAACTACACAAAACCCATCTAAGACTATACAAAACCCATACAATAAATTGTTGAATCCTACTGGTCCTGTATCAATGACTTGTGGTCTAACAGGATATAATCAACAGGTTCTAGAGGGTGAACACAATGTGAACGTGGTCAAAGGAGTTATCAATATGACTGCTCTGAAGGGTAATGTGAACATCACTGCTACTAAGGGTGCTATGGCACTTACTGCTCTGAAGAGCACTATGAAACTGACTGCTAAGACTATCTTCTTGAACTGACTTGACAGGGATAGGGCGGTCTGCTATACTACATAGGTACAGGAGATTTATGAACAACACCTACCTACAACATGTCTTCATTGACTTTTCTAAGCGATCTGTAAAACTCTTGGACAACGAGGGACACGATCGTGTAGTCGATTGGATGTGGAATAAAGAAGGTGCTGAAGGTTTCGTTGAAGTCGTCAGTGCTATTCAAGATGAACTTGACCCAGACATGATCACTTATTGTTTTGCAGAAGTATGATTGGACCTATTGGTATTACTTTGCGTCAAGCAGAGGATCACTTTGATTTTATTTTAGATCTGTGTGATCAACAGCATGTGTGTTGGAAAATCACCCGTCCTGACGGGAAGTCTGCTATGCTAGTTCCTGTTAATGAAGTTCCACCTGTTCCAGAAGAGATTCAAAATCAGGTAGAAGAGTTTAAAAAATCATTTATGGAGGCACAGAGTGAATAACATAGGGTTGGAAATCGTATTCTGGACAGTTCTAGGAGTATACATTCTCGCAAAGTTGGGAGTGTTTAAGAAATGAACTGTTGGTCATGCGGATTTCCAAATCTTATTTGGGGTGGAGATAATGATACCCCAGAGGGTTATGAATATGAGATTGAAACCAATTTATCTTGCCCTCGATGTGACGCATTTGTACTTGTTTA